CTACGCCATCCCTCCCGGGAGGCCCTTGGTCACCCGCAACAACCACAAGCACATCGGCCGGCGGCGTCACGGTGACCGCGTATTCCTGCATCTCGCTGAGCACCAGCGGCTCGCAATCAACCTCGATCGCCAGCGCCCAGGGCTCGGCGGTGTCATCCATCGCACCCTCCCCCACGGCTCACAGTGATCGGACCGCTGTAGTAGCGGTGGATCGTGCCATCTGGGTATGTCACGTCCACGTCGTAGACCGCCGACGCCCATGCCAACGCCGCGGTATCGGAGGCCGATATCTCGCGCGAGATCGTTCCGGCGCCAGCGATTTCAAGGCCGGAGCCGAGCGCCAGCGTCATCAGCACAGTCCCGCCTGGCTCGGCGCGGATCTGCATCCGCACCTCGGCGCCAGTGAGGTCAACCGGTGGCTGGTAGATCAGTTGCCCGCCAACAGGCGCCAGCCCAACGGCTGACAGCAGGTTGATCTCGATCGTGTCGTCGTCGATGGACGCGACCCGGTGGGGCAATTGCCGAAGTCGAGCGCGGTTCAGTTCGGGCATGCCCTGGACACCATCGATCCAGGCCAGCCACGTGCCAGGCAATCCGTGCCCAGGGATGGTCAGCCGGACGGGAGCAGTCGGCGCGATCTGAGTGATCGGCCGGTAGACCAGGCTCGGTTGCATGATCCGCATCGTGTCGCGGAACGTCGCCCCGCGCTCCACGCGCAGGGGTACACAGGCCGGCGTCATGCGGCTTCTCCTTTGGAAGGAATCAAACGTAGGAATAGAAGGCGTTCGGGTCGTTGCGTATAGCGTCGCCGGTGAGAGGGTTGTAGGAGCCCTTGCCCCACGCCTCCATCTCTAACGGGGAAAAGCCACTAACATCCACATCAACCTGACGCGATCCGTGGGGGCCATGCGGGGTGAGAGCCACTCCAGCAAACCGACGGTCTCTACCACGATAGAAAAAAAGGCCTAAAAGCTTGTTTGAGTATCTAAGCACCGGCCACGCAGATTGGTCGCTTATCGTCGACGGACGCCCCGGGAACAGCTCAATTGGTGACGACCAGTCCAATCCTTCCGCATAACTGTCGCCAACATCAGGAGTAAGCAGGTATATATCACCCAAGCTAATAGACTCCGAGCCACTCGCGACACTTTGACCAGTGATGCTGTCAGCCCATTGGATAGAACCAGGCCCATTAAGAACTCCGCTCGTAGAAAGCGAGTTGTACAGCGACTCTGAGGACCCGCCGGAAGAAGAGCTCAAGGTGTAGGAAAACGAAATATCTTCGGTCATGCTAAATGAGATGTGGTCGCCAGAGATACCTGCCGAGCGCGACATCGTTGACACGATAGAAACTTCGAGCGTTATTAGTTCAAGGGAGCCAGACAATCCATACCACGCTCCAGCAGTTGACCTTGCGCGAAGTGATGCTGAAAACTCTCCGATTAGAACTCTATACACGTGAGGCGCCCACGGATGCCCCGGGTATGGCGGGGGTGGCGGCTCTCCACTGCTTTCATTGAACGGGCCGTCTGGGTCCTCCGGCGTCCCACGCCAAAAGCGGGTATGGGTATTCGGGTCAACATCTGTTCGGCTGCTGTCGATAGTCTCGAATTGTATCTGCGCCCAAGGCGCAACCACGGACAGTTCCGCCTGAAAGCTGTTCGCGCCGCTCGCACTCACACGCAACTCAAGCATCCCACCAACACCAATGAATCCACTCCCAGCGGTCTCTTGATATCTAGCCAGGTAGAGACGGCGTGTTCCGTCGTTATTTACATCCAGAACTTCGAAAGAGATACCGTCCGGCTTGACGGGCAATCCAAGGTCTGACAGAGATATTGCATTACTACTGACCGTCCCAGAAAACCCTGTAAATCCATCCCGAAACAAACAGCTAGCAGCTATTGTTTCGAGAAAAAAATTGTATTGAACGCTTACGCCGTATCGAATCGTGTAACCACGAATAAATGCAGGCTGTAAGGAAACCCCGCCATAAGCTTCGGACAAATCCGTTCCACGCAAAATCGCTCGGTTTAGCCACTGCTCATCTGGATCATCGGTTTCCACTTCAGGGATAGGCATGCCTACGTCCCAAAGGGCCGTATTATTTGCGAGCCTGACAGGCGGCATCGTCATCGTGCGCCCGCTTGGTAACGTCAGGGTCGAATCAACGGCGTTGATTGGCTGTCGTATTAGGCCGTGCCATGGCCACCCCCATACCTGCGGAGCTTCATCGAGCGGGCTATTGGGAAACATCGTTCGCGTACTCCATCACCACTTCTGCGCCTGACGCGTCGGTCATGACGATCTTCTTCACGCTGCGATACCGGAGCCAGGCCAGGCCATCGCTGGTGGGGATTGTCTGCAGTTCGTAGTATTCGCGCTGGCCGGCATCTTCCTCGATCAGGGGGCTCGCAATACCGCCACCCCCGCCGATCTGCTTGCCTGCTGGGTTGTAGTCAGCTCTACCGCGTACAGCATCCAGAGCCCCGCGCGGATCGATCTTGCGCAGTGCGCGCGCCTGACGCTCCGGCTCGATCAGCCGGTTGAGCGCTGCGGTCAAGCCCTGGTCACCGCGGCGCTCCGCTTCAACCCGTTGGCCGCCGGCGCGGCGGATCGCTTCGTTCCTCGCGCCGATGCCGCGGCGCTCGTCTGATAGAGCCATGCGCTATCTCCTACGCGTTCGGCACATCGCTGAACACAAGCATCGACAGAGTGAGTTCGTCAGCATCGAAATAGACGCGCGCCCACACTTCGCCGTTGAGGTCATTTGCATTGATCAAGAATCCATACGACTCCTGAACAGCCCACTGCCTGGTTGTGCCAACGATCGACATCCCTCCGGGCAATTCACCGGACGTAACTCTGATCTGCAGTTGCTGCCCGCTCGGACCCGCGGTCCTGATATTCAGGTCGAACTGTCGGGATGTGCTGGGATCGATTCCAATTGCGGCAGTGCCGAGCTCGGGAATTGCGAACAGACGGGCCTCAACAAATGAGTGTTGAGGCTCGAGAAGGAACTGGCCGTCGGTGTTGACATGCAGCACCTCGCTCGGAGCGCTGCCGCCGCCACTACCCAGCTTCACCCAATCGGCACCGCTCGCGATGCCCTTCGCAAGGTATAGCGCGCCGTTGTTCGTGTTCACGTAGTGAGCACCAATGCTTGGAGGCGGATCGAGCGGCTCCCCGGCGCCGGACAGGACGTGCGTAATAGTTGCCATCAGTTGTTCTCCATGATCAGGTTGTTTCCGGCGCCATCGACGAGAGCCGAACCGCTCGCATCGACCAGGGCTCCTTCGGGAGTACCGCCCTCAAGGGCCGCGATTCGCGCTTGCAGTGCCATGAGATCGCCGGCCGTGACGGCTGCATAGATCGCCGACCCCGCCGGCCAATTGCCGTCGGCGGTGGCTTCCTGGGCGCGCTCGATCGTCACCACCCCACCGGCGCGGGCGGTTGCTTTCACGATCTCATGCTGAGCGCCGGCAGCATCCGCCAGCGTCAACAGCACCCAGTTACCGCCAGAGAGCGGCAGCAGCGCGGCGGCAGCATCCGGCACCGTCAGGCTCAACTCGCCAGGCGAAAGGCCGGCGCTCAGCGTCGTCTTCCAGTTGTTGATCCAGGCTCTCGCCATCGCTACATCTCCAGTACGTCATCAGGTACAGCTACCCGGTAGGTGGCCGCGATCTCCGGCGCATGCTCGTCCCGGTAGGTCTCCGGAATGTCTTTTGCGGTCAACGAGAAGCGCCGCGGGAACAACTCGGCACCGGGGTCTCGGTTGCTCCAGTTGCCTGAGAAACCATCCGCCTCATCGTCATACGCGGGACTGCCGTTGCGGCCCCCGAGCTGCGTCGTGAGTTGTCCGCCGCCCGACGGTGGACTGACGGGATCGGACGAGCCAGCAGGAGGAACAAAGGGGTCTGCTGCGCCGCCCCCGCCTCGCATCACCGCGATAGAGATCGTGGTCAGGGCGCTTCCGGATGCGAGGTCGAGCCGGTCGACAATGCGTCGACACTTGCCCACCGCGCGCGCCCCCTGATCATCGAGGCGGAGCGTATGCACTAGGTCGATCGGTAGAACCATGCTGGTGGGCACGTCCCACGTCACAGTCGTCCCACGGTGCGCGGCGATGAGTGTCGTTGCTCCCTGGGCCAACAAGCAGTTCAGCGCGGACAAACGCCGGCTGCCATCCTTCTCGTCGTCGTAGCCGGTGCTGCCGCCGGTGATCGGGTCGCTTTCCCAGCGCTCGGCCCTGTCCGACTCGATCTCGAACGAGGCACGCTGCCGACCGACAATCGGACCGGTCGCCGCAACGCTCGGCTGAACTTCCATGACCAGCCGGTAGCGCTCTGTGACGGACTGCACCCAGCGCCGGCCAGCTATCCAATTTCCGCCGAGCAGCAGCTCGGTGAAGTCATTTCTCCATGCCGCCGGCGGATTGCAGTAGACGCCCGTGGGCGGAAGTGGATACCAGGTCGCATAGAACAACGTCTGGCCGCTGCTTTCGGTCGCTGAGGTGATCATCTCGACATCCGGTAGCTCGGTGTCGTCGCCGCGCCAATTACAGAACCCCGCCTCGCCAACAGCGTTACCCGTCCCGGGGTGCTGCCATCCATACGATGCGTTCAACTGCCAGAGCCGGCTGAATCGGTAGTCGCACTCGATCTCGATCCTGTTCGTCTGCGAACTCAGGTCGGCCAACTCGACCGCAAGCGACCCGTATACCGTAGAGCCTTGGCCGAACTCGAAGGCAGGAGCCACCGAAAGCCATGACGTGACGCGGAGAGCGCCGTATGGCGAACAGTCCAAGCTCCCGGTAACGCTGGTCAAACGCTCCTGGGCGTAGTCCCACCGCGAGCGTCCATCGACCGGCTCGAACACATCGGCGGACCAGCCGCCGCCGACCAAGGCGTCAACGGCCGCAATCTCCATGGCCTCTACACGCTGCTGCAACTGGTCAGTGCAACTGACGTCCAGGACGCGCCGAACAGGATTCCAGGCTGGCTGCGTAACCCTTCCCGTAAACCGCCGGCCCTGACTCAGCTCGCCGGCGGTCTCCGTTGCGTAGTCGATGGTTACGGTTCGACCAATCCAGTCCGTAGGGACAACAGGGCCGTCGCCGAGATAGATCGAAAAGGAAGCGACGCCAGCCGCCCCCTCTTCACGATCGACCTCGATCTCCCCTGTCAGGAGCGGTGTAACGTCGTCATCGCCAACACGCACGATTGCTCGCCAGGTGAAAGCGTAGCCTGGAATGATCGGCTCAGGACCAGGCACAACGGATTGAGCGGCCGAGTTCAGCTCAGCGCTATTTAGCGGTCCACCGTTGAGCATCAGATTTCCTCAGCGACAATTTGCCAGGTCCGGCTGTTGTTCGAAGAATCAAGCGCTTCAGGAGGGACCGACGCGAAGACGTGGAACAGCGGCCACCACTCTACGCGGTAGAGTTGCGCGCCTGGGATCTCCGACACGGTTACCACCTGGCCGGCGGACGACACGTCCGTTCTGACCCACTCACGGCCGACCAGCGCCAGCCCCCATGGACCGGCGTCCGGCCGAACCTCGCCCGGGATGGTGAATACTCGGTCGGCGGCAGTACGACCCGAGATGCCAAGCGACGCATTGCATCGCAGCTCCAACGGGTTGTCGAAGTCGAGTCCAAGCATCCCCGTGCCGATCCATCCTGAACCGCTGATGGTGATTGCCGTCTTGCGCCAGTGCGTCATCTGTACTGCCGCACCTCCGCTGAGCCTCAATCGCTCGACGCCGCCATCTACAGCCTGGTACTGACACTGCGGGGCGCCGCCGTGTATCACGATCGGTACGCCCCCAAGCATCACGTTCGGAATGATCATTCCCAACTCCATAAAAAAGCCCGCGCGAGGCGGGCTTGGTCATTTTGGGCGCGTCCGCCCGAACTTCGAAGCGGCCTTGCGTATATCTCGGAGCGTGTCGTGGGTTCCGTAAACAGTAAACCCGCTATCCTGACCGCCGAGGTTGATAGTCAGCGATCCCATGCTCTCCATAACGGGGCTGCGGGACTGCTGCAACAGTGCCGACGGAACATCCGGGATACTCGGGAGCAGCCTGGGAATGTTCACCCCGCCACCGTCGGCGAACCTCGGAACGCGCAGGCTGTTGAGCCGATCGAGCACATCCGGACCGTAATGGCGAACCGCTGCTGCGCGAACAACGAACTCGCCATTAGACAGGCGAGCCAGGATGCTGTCGGAAGTCCCCGTCCCTGGCCCATTGATCCGGCCGCCGCCGGCAAAGCCAGGCAGCTTCGGCGCCCCCCCTCCACCGCCCGGCAATCCCGCACCAACGCCCGGCACAACGGTAACCGGGATAAACATCCGCTTTGCGAGATCCGCAGCTACCGCATCCAACTGAGCCTTCAGTGCATCAACGCTTTCGAAGTCCATGCCGAAGGACACCTGGACGTTCTCAACATCCTTGATCCGCTTCTCCAAGTCGGCCAGGTTCAGTTCGTTTACCTGCTGGGCGGCCTTGGCATTTCCCGCCTCAACCTCGGCGGCCTTGTTGGCGATCCTCTCCAACTCCTTGGCCATACCGGCAAACCCGTAACTGTTCTCTCCTGCATCCTTCAATTGCTGGAGCAGCTCTAGCCCACGCCTGGCTTCGTCAATCGCCTTGCTTGTGTTTCCCGCAGTAAGAGCATTGCGGGCATTCGCAGTTGCGCTCCCAACATCTCCAACGGATGGATCACCGGCCGGCGCACTAGTGATCCCCTTCACCAGATCAGCGAACTCTTTGCGAACCTCAGCCTGTTTCTTTAAGGCGTCCTGTAGCACCTTTGTCGACTGAGCCAGCGCCGCTTTTGCCTGCACGGCCTCCGTCTGGAGATCTGCAATCCGCTGATCTTTTGCCCGGCGCAGCATGTCGTTTTGCCGAGTAATGATTTCCTGCTGACGTGCGGCTTCGGCGGACATTGAGTCAGTCACAGCCGCCTGTCCCTTACGGATCAGATTGTTGGAACTGTTCAAGTTCTTCGCGTAACTATCTAGCTTTCCGGCCAGCCAGTCGGTAATTCCAGATTCCTTCGCCATCCGGCCGAGGGCCTTGCGCTGCTCATTCCAAACACGGTCCCAAGCCGCGCCGACTTCTGGCGCGAACTCGCTGTACTCCTTCCTCAGCTGAGGCAGTACATCACGCAAGGCCTTGACGATGACTTCGGCAGTGATCTCTCCATTTCCAGCAAGCTCTTTCAGTTCGCCGGACGTCACGCCGAGCGAGTCCGCCAGGGCATTAGCCAGCCTCGGGGCGAAACTGATTACCGAGTTGAAGTCCTGGCCTTTCAGCTTCCCGAACGCCATAGCTTGCGACAACTGCCTGACGGCATTTGCTGCTTCGTCTGCTGACGCCCCCGAAATCTTCAGGCCGAGCGTTACCGCCTCGGTTGTCTCAAGAGCAGCCTCCTGCCCCATTTTGAGTTCCGCCAGAGGACGCTGCAGACGACTGTAGAGAACGATCAGGTCCGATACATCCCCTTGAGTATCATCGGCAACTCGATCAAGCTCGATTTGCGCTCGGTTGAACTCCTCCTGGGACGCAGTGGCCAGCCGCAGCATCGCATCCAGCCGGGAGATTTCGTCCGACCCCTTCACGGCGTCTGACGCCAGCTTTACGAGGCCCGCCGACACTGCTGCAGCCGCCCCAACCGCAGCGCCTCCGCGGGCGAGCCCAGCAATGTTCGCGACGCCTGGCGCTCCTCCCAGCCCGTTGCCAAGGCCAGACAGAATGTTCCCACCAAGGCCATTAAGCCCCTGGTAGCCGCGCGCCACTTGCTTCAGCTCTCGCTGAGTCTCGCGCAGCCGCTGATTCAGCGTGTTTTGCGCGATGCCTAGCTCACGACTGGTCAGGTTGCCATTGGCTCGTAGGTTCTGATACTGCAACTGTAGCTGTTGCAGTTGCCCGGCGAGAGCCCGATAGCGACTGACCCCAAGATCGCCTCGCGCGGCCTCAAGCGCCTGCTGGCGGGCTGCTATGGCGGACTTTTTCTGCTCCGCAACCAGCTGATTGACAGCGGCTCGCGCTTCAGCCTGCCGGCGGACTATTTCATCAGCCGTGCGGCGCTGCTCCGCTGCAGATTGGGTAAGAGCCGTGCGCTGCTCGCGCAAAGTCGCCAACAACGCCTTGACCTGGCCCTGATAGTTGGCTGTCGCGATAGTCAGTTCGCGAGACGACAGCACCCCGGAGTCGCGCACCTGCTGATACTGTCGGCGGAGTTCAACAAGAGCCTGCTGCGCATTCTTGATCGACGCCAGTCCCAGGGCGTTCTTTGCCGACGACAGAGAGCTATCAGGTCGATTAGCCGGACCTGACATCTCCTGTCTCAGCTGGCGCAGTCTGCCCAGAGATTGATCGACAGATCGCCTGTAATTGGCCTCGGCTTCTGCACGCTGTTTTCCGGAAAGAGTTGCATCCTGGCTGATCAGCTGATACTGGCGGCGCAGCTCAACCAGGGCTCGCTGCTCCCGCTCAAGCTGCCCAACCCCCAGGGCCTCGCGCGCAGCGCTCATCGCCCTGTCTGCGCGACCGGCACCCAGGCGCCGGGTCAGTTCATCGTTTAACCGACGCTGCTCTTCTGCAAGCCGCTTGGTGTCAACTCCAGCGTCACGCAACTCGCCTCTTCGGCTCGCGATAGATGCTCGAAGAGTTCTTTCGGATCGCTCAAGCCTACCAAGTTCCGCCAGGGCATCCCGGTAGCTAGCTTGCAACGCTCTTGAGGGGGCTGCCGTCCTGGCCAGTTCGTCCCCGAGGCTGCGGACATTATCCCGAGCGCGGTTCATCTCGCGCTGCGTACGCTCAAGCGCGCTCTCTAGGTCACGAAATGCACTTATCTGGCGGAGTGGTTTCTCAACCACCCGAACAAGATCAGCATATTCCTTCTTGAACCCTGAAACCTCACGCAATGCGCTATCGAGGTCAGCCACAAGACGAATGCGAACATCAGCCATTTTTATCCGCCTTCAGCGAGTTCAGAAACAGGGACCAGGGATAGTTCCAGGCGAGGTGGTGACCGAGACGAATCAAGATTCCAACAGTTGAGTCTAGGGCTCTTAACGCTTTTGACTTGGACTCATCAGCCGGTCCAGCATGCCGAAAAAATCGGGGTTCATCTCCCGGCAGTGCTTAATCAGCAGCGACAGCTCGCTTGGTCGCATAATCTCTACGTCGCCCTCGCTCAAAGAGGTGAACGTCGGAATATCACTCAGGCGCATATCCTTAAATAAAGCCTCAGTTATCAGATCAGAAGATTGCGGTGCACTGATCAGTGCACGTACATCAGCAACACTCAGTTCACGAACGATCACTTCCGCTTCACCCACTTTCACAACCTTGCTTGCGGTCATCTCGGACATTTCAATCCTCCAGAAAGCACAAACCCCGCCGAAGCGGGGCTGACTAGAATTTTGGGGTCAGTTCTTATGGCCAGACTGATAGGAGCCCCGCACACATCCATCTCGGTCAAACGAAACCGTAGTCTGGTCAACATACTTGTCATTCCAGTAGGTGACAGCACCCGCGCCGGCGGTACTGCCGTTGCGGTTCACCTTCCCGTAGATGCTTTCCACATCCTCCCTGGACATTCCAGGGACGACCTTGCCCTGGACCTTGGCCTTGCGAAGGTCACGCTCAGACAACCCTGTGGAACACGTAGGGCTTGGCGACGAACCACCGACGACGGTCACTCCGCTGCCGCCCTGATGGCTACCTCTATAGGTACGGCCTGATGGCTGCTTGGGCTTAGCCATGACAGCCGAAGCACCTGACCCGCTTGGACGCTGGTTGGTGGCGGAGACCACATCGTCCAGGGATTGGTTTTCTGGGCAATTCTGCTGGGTAAAAGTGACTTTTCCGTCAGGGCCGACACACTTGAAGACCGTCGCCGCATGGACAGAACTGACCGCAAGAAGCAAAGCGAGAACGGGGAAAATCCGTTTCATAGCGACTCTCCATAGGAACTGCTTCACACTCTAGCACCGCCGCGCCAACACCAAAACCCAGGGCCTAGTTGGGTTTTGATAGCCCAAATGTCAGATCGGAGTCAGGGATTGCTCGCCCGGCGTCCCTGCCGGGCATGAATGGCGTCACACCGTCGCCAGTTCCTTCTTGATGTTGAAATACTTCGACTTTCCAGCGCCGACCTTAGTCGGGTCCATCAGCACCTTAGCAGTGGCCTCGGCAGCGAGGAAGTCTTCGGTATTGAGCCAGTCCTGTTGGCTCGACGGGTTCAGGCGGCACCGGAAATAGCGCGCCTGGATACGGCGCTGGGTACCGGCTGCGTTCTCACCCTCGAAGAGGCATTCGAACGTCTTGCCGCTGTTGGTCAGCGCTTCGATCACATCAACGGTGGCGGACTTGTAAGTCACCTTGATCGGCGTGGCCGCAGAGATCGCACCCCCTTCAACGATTTCGATACCGGCGCCGGTCATGTTCCAGTCGTCGAACTCTTCGTAGGTCGTGGTGCCGTCATCACTCTTCACGCTGGTGATCTCCAGCGGCATGAAGTCGAGCGCGATCGTGCCTCCTGGAACGGCGGTGTGCGCTTCGTCGGTGTGGGTGGCAGAAGGAACATTGGTGGCGTCCCCCCACACCAAGGCAGCCAGGATGCTGGTCTTGAGCTCGCGGAAGTTGATCGACAAACCGACCGAAGTGATGCGCGAAACGGCATCGTACTCACCGCCCTGCGGGGTGGTGGTATCCGGCAAAGTGATCTCGTTGGTCTCGATGGTCTGCTGGATAGTGGACACCAGGCCAGCGAACTGGAAGGGGGTGGTAGCGCCGGACTCGCGGATCTTGAAGGGTCCGCCGATCACATACGTCTCTTTCTCGATAGCCATATCAGGCCTCCTTCTTGATCACGCCTTCGCGGCGCAGGAATTCAACCTGGTCAGGGCTGACGTTGATCTTGTCGCCGGCCGCCTTCTCCTTGCCCTGGTGCCAATGCACCTTGGCCAGGGTGACCTCGACGGCCTTGTTCAGCGCAGCCGGCGGCGCGGCGTCGACCGCGGCCGGCA